CGCTGCGAGTTTCTCACAGTATCAAAAGCGCGGCGTGACCGTCGAGACTGACAAGAACATCGGAAGCGGATCGATCGAGATCGTTTCAACAATGCGCAACGTTGTCGCCTCTGTTGATGCGGCTGGAACTGATAATTGTGCTTACCTTTTCGACTTAAACAGCTAATAAGAGGATTATTTAAAATGAGTATACAAAATTATACATTCCACATTGACGAAGCATCATCAGCCGGAACGAAAGAATATTATATACCTTTCGATCGTTTGGTTGAAGTCGAAGCGGTTTCAATTGTTGCAAATCAAGCAATAACCGCCGCCGGTGCTTATGTTACATTGACCGTTCTTGGTAGTGATGGAGCAACTGCTTTGTGTTCAAGAAATACAAACAGCGGCGGCACCGGTACAACTTTAGCAAAAGGCGTTAGTGAAGATCTAACCATGGGCAACAATGAAAAAGCTAATTTTTCAGGATCACAGTCTTTGAAAATTACAAGCGTTCAAACTGGTGGTGTTATTACTGATGTCGTCTTGAATATCAAAGTTCGAGATGCTCGAGATTTTAGCTAAGGGTTAAAGCGTGGCGATTGTCGATAATGCACTACTGAAAGAATACCTCCCTGAAATTCAGGGCGCAGGTATTGACGCCGAATTGACGGCGTTAATCAGTAGAGTTGAAACGGCGATCGCCCGCTATCTTTCTTTTCCGGAGGTTACCCAAAGTTCAACAGTCATGGGGCCGACGTTGGATTCACACGCTTATACCTTCCATCTTGATGGCCCCCAATATATGAACCCTTCGGTTCTACAATTACCGGTTAAACCGGTGACGGCGATAACGTCAATTCATAGCGATCCCGATCGCCAATATGGATCTGATACGTTGATCGATGCGTCAACATACACTTTTAACAAACATAACGGCCAGGTTTTTCTTGATCCAGTTACGGCTATCAATGTATTTGATCGATCCTTTCGAGCAATAAAGGCCGTTGTAACCGCAGGCTTTACCAGCGCAACAGCACCGCACGATCTAAAACATGCGATCTGTGTTTGGGCTTCTCAGCTTCAGCGCAACAAAGGCGCGCAAGGTCGTAATTCTATCTCAAACCGTGGCGGATCTATTTCTGCAAGTGCGAAGTCAATGCCCGAAGAAGTTAAAGAATTGCTTTTTCCTTTTCGATGCTTTGGGGCGGTTTTATGAGCATCACAGGTGAAGAATTCGCAAAGAGATTAAGAAGCGGGGCAGATGGTTTAATGGAAAGATTAGGCCGTGAATTGGAGGCCTTTGCTAAAGAAGTTCATGGATCTGCACAAGAGAATTTTGTGGGTAATGACTTAAAAACTGGAAGGGTTAGAGATACAACGCCCGGAAGGCTCACAAAAGGACGAAGGCCAAGGCCGGTCAAATATAAAAGCGGCGGCCCTATTGGATCAATGTACGAATCATATAAAGACGCTTCTTCTATATCTGGATTTATGAAAGGGCCAAGAAGCATAACAAAAAATTTGCGCGGTTCTATAATGGGAGAAGTTGGAATTATTGACGGCAAACCCGCTGCAATTATAACCGCTGGAAAGGTTAAGCCTGTAAAGTATGCGGCGGCTATTGAGTTTGGATCGCCTAAAAACAAAATTCAGCCAAGAATGTATTTATCGCGTGCGTTTGATTTGCATATTGATAAGATACCCGATGAATTTAGAGAAATGCTAATCGCCGCTATTCATGGCGGTGAATAATGGCCGACGCAAGACTAACAACAATCCACAAGAAATTACAAGCGCTTTTAGCTGTAAATCATCCGACTTTTTCAGGTGTTGATCTTACTGGTCGAGTAGTGCGCGGATCTATTGTACAGCCGCCATATACCCCATTTGCAACGGTGTTTTTTGTTGACAGTGTCGAGCAGTACGGAACGACTTTAGGCCGCTATAAGTCAACCGCCAATTTTGAGGCTTATATCTATATTGGTGGCGCAAACGCAACAGAAAGAAACGATAACGCGATCAATATTGCAAGCGACGCAGTCAAGGCCATCACAGCAAATAGGCAATTATCTCTTGGATCTTTGGTTGATGATGTACTTGTCAGTTATACCGCTGTCGATGGCGATCAATATGGGTTAATGAATATCGGGATCGGTCTTTTGCGGATCACAATTACCTTTGTTTCAGATGATGGGGTTTAATTTTGTCGTGGTATGATGAAAGCTTTGAATTTCGGTATCCAATAGCGATCGAAAACACCGGCGCTACGGCGAACTACGATCTTTCTGTTGTTTTTCCCTCACAATGGGACACCTTTTGGGAGTCCATCGGATCAAATGGATATGATATTATCCCGGTGTCGCCATCGGGAAACCTAATCCCTTTCAAGCGTTTGGGCTTTAATTACGCTAATCGTGCTTTAACTTTGCAGATGGACTCTTTCGAATTGACGACTGTTAGCGTTAATTTGATATATATCTACTTTAAAAAGGCCAGCGCATCAGATCAGGCCACAGCTGTAACCATATCAACACCAAAAGACGGGTTTATTTGGTTAGGAAAGCCGACAAATATGATTGTTGGTCCCTCGACGTTTACAGGTAGCGCATCGACCACAACCGAATCTTTTGTCATGAACACGACAACAAACGCGTATATGTGGTTTTCGGTTCAAAACATTCTTTCGAATCGTTTCGCACCATATAACGATCGAATGAATTACGAAGAAATTCAATACTGTAAAGTTTCAGTTTTAAACAATTCAGGCGCAACGGTTCCCGGCATGATTGACCAAAACAAAACCCGATTTATTCCGGGTTTTATTGGCGTCTTTGTCCAAGGTTCCGGTGGTGTCGATAATAACAATTATCAAGTGCGTCTAACAATTCAAACCGTGCAAGGGGCGCAAACCTTCGCGCTCACAAGCACCCTATCAATTAGAAATAAATTACCAGCTTAGGAGAAAATCATGCCTATTTTATTCGGCAGAAATACATTTTTTAAACTTGCGCCCGAAGCCTCTTATGCTGTTACCGGTGCCTATAAAACAAACGCGGTTCGAACAATTGATATCTCAATGCAAACAACGCAACAGAGGGATCGGTCAAATCATTTGAGTTCAAGTGATGGCGCAATAGCACAAAGCACGTTCGACCAATTTAGAGAGTCAGGCGGTAGCTTGAGCGTGCCCTTGTATTATTCAGGATCTACCTTGCTTTTGAAAGCTTTGGTGGGTACGATAACCACGACGGGCGGATCTCCTTATACGCATGTTTTAAAATCAAATACAACAAGCCTGGATTCTTTTACTTTGGCTTTGCAGCGTGGATCAGATGCAAACGGTCAAGAGGTATTTACTGGATGTATGATAAATAGCGGCACGATCTCAATTACGGCAGGAGAAGAGGCAAGTCTAAGTTTGGACATAATTGCAAAAGACAGCGCAGCAAGAACAGCGCCTGCACTTGTTCCAACTTACAACGCAACCCAAAAAAGGGTACAACATTATGAGACAATTGTCGATCTCACATTTAACGGCGTCACATATAAGGTTCGATCGTTTGAGATGACAATAGAGAACAGCCTTGAAAGACGAAATGTTCTCGGTTCTAAGCTCACCGAATCGCCTGATGTCTCTGATTTTCGGTCATGCGTTGTAAGCGTGGAAACAGATGCAGAGAATAATAATTTATATGCTGCAATGCTTGCAGGTACTGAATCATCATGTGTAATTAAATTTAAGGAAACAGGATCAACAAATTACATGGAATTCACACTGAATAATTCAATAATTACCGACTATAGCGATCCAATTTCAACAGTTGGCCGACTTTCTCAAAGCGTAACTTTTACCGCTTTGGCTGGCGCATCGACTGAAGCATTTAAAATTGAAATTAACAATTTGTTAGATGGTGCAAACGCTTTAAACACTTAAAAAAAATAAATCATTGTAAACCCGTTTAGGTTATTTCAAATCTGAACGGGTTTTTTTCATGCCCAATATAAAGCAGGTTGAACAATGAGCATATTAAAAGAGATTGCGAAATCGTCGCGATGGTCAGAAAAAGTTTTTGATGGAAAGATCATAATTGAGGGTCGAATCCTATCACCAGCGGAAGCAGAAAGCGCCGGGTTGTCGTCGGCTTTAATTGCTTCGACTTTGGCAAATCCCGAAGACATCAAGAAAATACAACAAATGACAGAGCAAGACGATAACTTTGATGATTTGATCGAATGGTCTAAACGTTTAAAGCCTGAAAAACTTCTTGAATTAGCTGCACAAAATGACAAAATAATTTGCTCTTGTGTTCGCCGTTGTTCAGTTGACCAAGGTAAAACATATGAAGATTTTAAATTGGTTTTTCATGAAAAGGATCAAGACGCAGACAAGAACCAATTGTGGATTGGTGTTGTAAGCGATGAAGACCGGGCCAAATTATTAGAACATTGCCTTCAAGGTCATGTCGCCGCAGCGAATAGAATTAGGGGGTTGGTTTGAAGATAAAGACCTTCTACACATCTATGATATAATTGGCAAAAATTACGGGATACTTCCGAGCGAAGTAGCAAAGCTTTCTTTTGAGGACTTAGCGATTAACGTTGCAGCTTTAAAGGCAAGGGGTCACCGTATTGACAAGCTCATGAGGCAAACCAGAAGAAAGAAGACCTCGATCTTTCCTACCGTAAACCTTCATGATCTGATAAACTGCTTGTAAGGGGTTTGTTATGGCTGTTAGTGTCGTTGAATTAGCGTTAAAGGTCCAAGCTGGAAACGCAAAAAAAGAGCTAAAATTAACAGCAGCACAAGCCGACGGAGCAGCGCGATCGACTTCTAATTTTGGCAAGACCTCAGCCGTTGCAATGAAGCAGGCCAGCACATCAGCGGCGTTAACACGTAAACAATACATGGCTTTAAGAAAGGACTCGGCCAACCTTGACCGCTTAACAGGAGAATTGGCTTCTGCCTTTGCTTTGCTATCCCCTGAGATGTCAAGCGCAGCCTCTACGGCTTCAGCCTTTGCCGGTGGTCTCGAAGGTGTGGCGCGAATCTTTACGGTTGTAAGCACAAAGATGCTTTTTGCGGTTGGTGCTGTTGGCGCAATTGCGGCGGCTTATAAATTAATGACTGCAAGCACAGATCGAGCCGCCGAAAAAAATAAAAAATTGAGCGAGGTTTTATTACAAACCGCAAATGATTTAATGAAAATGGAAGCGCAAGCAATAAAAGCCGCGCAAGCATTGGACAAAATATCAGATGCAAACAATAGAATTGGGGAAGTTGGGCTTGATTTAGGGGTGAAAAACCTTGTTTTAACTGGTCAAATTACAAAAGAAGCAGGCGCAAAGCTTGAAGCAGATAAGAAAATTGAAAAAATACAAAAAGACGTTTTAAAAAGCGCTAAAGCACAACAAAAAGCTTTGATGGATCAAAGCGTTTTGGATTTTCAAAGAGTTCAAGCTCTTGAAAGAATGGATCGAATTGCAAAGGAACAGGGCAGACAGCTTTCAAAAACAAATAGATCAAAATTAAACAATTTAAGAAAAGAGCAATCTGAAAACAAAAAAAACCGATCAATAAT